TTGTCGAGGTCGTTGGCTTGCGCCTTGCCCCTGTTGATGCCGTCGAGCACCATCTGGTTCAGCGTGTTGATGTTGTGCTGGTAGTTGGCTTTGATGGCATCGTAGTTGTCGGACGTTGACTGTATCAAGACAGCGGCTCGCTCCGCTAGTTCATCCGACGAGATTTGTGCGGTCATCCATTCGCTGAGGTCGGCGGTTGAGGCGTTGGAGTGGCGCACCGTCTCTTGGTGGCGGTCATACCGAACGTGGTGGTCGAACATCTTTTCCACCTGAGCGACGAGGTAGCCCAGTTTCTCGGCCTGATGCTGGATGGACGCAAGTAGTGATTCATCAGGGTATTCGGGCTTCTCCATTAGATTCCTTTGTCAATGTCTTGTTCTCCAAGTAGGAGCAACGCCAAGACGGTGAGGGGAAGTCCTATGAGGATAACGATGACTTCGAGAGTGGGCACGACAACAATGTATCAGGGTTGAGTGGTGGAATCAACGACTTTCGGGATGTTTTTTCTTCTGCTGGCGGCGGTGTGTGCGCATGCGGTGGCAGTTGGAACACACGACTTCACATTTCACTATCTCGGCTTTGATTGTCTCTAGCGAGTAGTTGCCACTGGCGGCTTCACTGACGTTGAACCTCTTGTCGCTGAGGTGGTCGAAGTCCATGCACTGTGGTGGGTACGCAATGCCGCAGTCGGCGCACGGTTTGGATTTCACCTCAGCCAAGTACTTGCGCACTCGTAGGCGGTGTGCTTTGCGGCGAGCGGTGACCTGCTCTTTGATGCGGTCACTGTTGTCGGCGTAGTAGTCACGCTGTGCTTCGTTGTACGCTTCACGGTCTGCCTCACGCAGTAGACGCTTCCGCTGTCTGTCGTACTCCCGTCTCTTTTCGGGGTACTCACGCTTAGGGTTTTCACCTTTGGGAGACACGCCTCAACTTAGACGGGATTTTCGATTTGTCAAGGGGATTAGAACCGAGAACGTCGGTTCGATTCAATCCTTGTCCCGTCGCCATTCCACCATGTTGCGCCAGTAGACGGCGAAGTACACGGCGCTTGCTAGGAGAAACCCGTACTGCTTGGTTACCACGGAGTAAATGCACCACGCTACGTTCAGCACTAATGCGTAGAGCCAAGCCCACCAGTACTTCATACCGACGAGCATCGTGAGAAGTATTCCACCAATACTTAGGAACACTGACCACATTACGCACCTTCACGGAGCAGGGCGGACATTGGAAGTCCGAGGCGAGCCAGCGCCTCGTCGGGGATTGCCGTTTCACCAAGCCAAGTGTTGAAAATGTCCTCAGTGACGTTGAACTTCACGTCTCCGATTTGGAACTTCACCTTCACGCCGTTTGGCTGACTGTCTTTGCCCTTGGCGATTTCGCTCAGGTCGTCCTCATCGAACCCAGAGCCGTCGAGGGAGTTCAGTGACGCTACGGTTTTCACTAGTAGTTCGTTGTCATACGTTGCTTTGTCTGCGATGCGGTTGTCCGCCAGAACGATTCGGGTTGCGGCTTCGTCGTCCACGTCCACCCATACGACGGCGATTTCACTCCACCCCAGTGCAGATGCGGCAGCGGCGGTGTGGTTGCCCTTCAGGATTTGGTTGTTGCGCTTGTTCACCACGATGGGTCGGTACTGACCGAGGATGCGCAGGGATTCTGAGATGGCACCGATGTCGCCCTCACGAGGATTGGAAGGGTAACGGCGGAGTTCGCTCAGTGGCACAAGAGATGTTTCCACCATCGAGACTTTTGGCGTTTCCGACTTCCCCACTTTGGGCGTTGATTTCACCTTGGGTTCCGACGGCAAGTCAAGGCGGTCACGAACTTCCTTGGTCACCTTGGCTTTCTTGTCGCCCACTGCGTCCTTGATGGATTCGAGCCAGATGCCGTGCAGGATGGGGTCGAGTTCCCCCGTGAAGGCGCTGCCAAACTTCACCAACGGGTTTGGTTCGGGCTTTGCTTCGCCGTCCTCAACCAGCGGATTGGAAACGCCGCCGCCTGATTCAGTGAAAACGCCGTCCAGTTCGTCCAGTGTGGTCTGGTCGTAGCCTGTTCCGTCAAGGTCAGGCAGGGAGCGCAGCAGGTCAAGGAGCAAGGCGTTGTCATACGAGGCGATGTCCGACGTGCGGTTGTCGGTGATGAGTACCCGTAGTGCTTCGTCCTCTGTGCCCTCAAACCGAGTGATGGCAATCTCTTTCCACCCCAGCGACTTGGCGGCTTTCCATGTGTGCGTACCAGCCACGATGGTGTCGTTCCAAACCACGACGGGGCTGTACTGCCCGTTCACCTCTAGCGATTCGGCAATGGCGGCAACGTCGCCTAGACGGGGGTTCGATGGGTGAGCCTGAATGCTGTCAATGGCTACGTTTTCTGCACGGACGTTGATGTTCATGATTCCCAGCCTACAACGAGGATTTCACCAACCGTTGGTAGCCTTGTTACATGGCGACTGGCTTCTCTACTTCTGAACTTCTCCCGTCGCTTTCTCGCTACCCCGTATCCAAACTGGGTGGTGGAATAAACTCTTCTGCCGCAGCATTGTCGTCCCAAGCCAACGCACTCCACACGACGCTAGAGAACAACCTCGGCGCAACTGTTTCCAAGCACCAGCAGATTGCTGATGGTCACCGTGCGATTGCGGCCCAGTTACCCGACGGTAAGGCCAAAGACGCACACTTGGCTGCGGCGCAGGCCCACGATGATGCTGCCAGTGAAATCAAGGCGATTCGCCCCGTCGAGGGCAACTCCATTGCTTCCAATGCTCTGACGGCGGACAAGGCCCAGCAGTACTCTTCCCGTGCCGCCAACTTCACCAACGCTGCCAATCAAGCGACCATCAACCAACCAGTAACCAAAGTGGCAACCGAAGTGACCGACCCAGACGACATTTCACCTGAGGCGGCGCAACTCTTGGGCGCATACAACATCCCTGTGACACAGAAGTATCCAAATCTAAAGGCCATTGCTGGAATGCACTGGCACTTGGGCCACGAACACCGTGGCATTGCCGACGGGCTAGACCTGAAGGCATCGAAGGAACGTGCGGCGAACGGTGGCGCAACCACCCCGTTGGCTCGTCAGTTCACTGCCGCTGCCGACCTCAATCGTCAAGCAGCGCAAGCGCATTTCACCGCAGGCAATGCGGCAGACCAAAACGCCTACTCCACGTCCAAAGTCGAAGGTGGATGGAAACCTATGGCGGACATTGCGTGGGGGCACAACAAGAAAGCCTCGGAGAATGCTCTGGCGATGTCACAGCAGGCTGATGGTGCACGGCACAAAGTCATGGCGCTCAACAAAGCCGCTGGTGAAAAGCCAGCCCCCAAAGCGCCAGTTGCTGGGCGCTACACGTCTGTTGGGCGGTACGGGGATGCTGACCCAACCGCAGACCACATGAAGAACATGGCTGACGCTCACGGCAAAGCGGCGGACATGTGGCAGCAGGCTTCAACCGCCTACCACAGTGGTGATAAAGATGCCGCTTCCAATCTGTACGGGCAGGCCAGCGCAGCGTCGGCTCGTGCCCACGACCTCGCCAGTCAAGAACCGCTCATCTAAACGCTATTTCACCAAGATGGGTGTAGATTTGTGGGAGAACGCACCCATGAAAGGCACGCTTGTGGCTAAGGATTTCACCACCAACTCGCTTCTGAAGAGTTCAACCGACTACAACTACTTGCCTGCGTTCACCGCTGGGAACACGATGTCGAACTCCCCCTTCGTTACTCGCAGTGCTGAACTGTACCGTGCCGCTGGCTCGGCTATGGACAAGCAGGAGAACGCTGCTCTGGGCATCATTGCGCCGCTCACCGCCGAAGATTTCACTGCTCTTGCCGCCGTGCACAACTCGCTCGCCCTTGCCCACCAGAAGTTGGCTGAGGACATGAAGGCTGCGAACCCCACTACGAACATCAAGGCCGTCTCTGCCAATGGTGATGCCTACGGTGCCCACTTGGACGCTGCCAAGCGTTGCTTGCAGTCCGTTGCTGGAACCAAAGAAGCGATTGACTTCGCCGTTGACAACCGCAACCAGAACTCGAACTCTGACCGTGACGCTACGCACGCCCCTGAGAACATTCCAGCAAAGGACGCTTGGCTTGGCGCTCACCGTGCGTTTGTCATGTCTCGCATGGCGCACAATGAGGCGATTGCCGCCCTTGCTGCCGCCGTCACAATGGGTGGCCTGAATGATGTCGCCCCACTCCCCTACTCAGTCAACCAGTCAACCACCGCCTACTAGGAGTTTCGATGACCGATTTCACCACCGCTTCGTTGCTGGCTAAGGCCGCCAACTATCCAAAGCAGGACGCTCTGCCCCGTCACACCTCTGAGGGCCAGCAGTTGGCGGTCATGGCTGCTGATGCACACAACATCGTCGGCAAGCACGACATCATTGCTCGTCGTGACGCTCACATGAAGTTGGCTCAACAGCACCGTGATGTCGCTGCTGCGTTCAAGGCTTCGGGTCACCCAGACCTCGCCACGCTGAACATGCACGCTGCCGACTTGCACGACCACGCAGCCAGTGAAAACAACGGCGAGGACGGCCTCAACGCCCGTGGCGCAACGCAGGCCGCAGTGGACGCTACCGCTGATGCCAACTCCGCAGTCATGGCGAACCAGAACCCTGTGTCTGGTGTAATGAACGGCACCTCGATTGCCTCTGGCACGGTCACCAAGGGTGATGTCAAAGGACACGAGTTTCATGGGAACCAGTGGGAGCCTGCCGTAGGCGCTTCCATTACTGTCCACCACCCCAACGGCTCGTCATTCCACCACGTCATCACTTCTGTTTCGCCTCGCAAGTTCACGGCTCGAATGGGCAGTAATCCAAATGCCCCCGAACGTGAGTACACGAAGCGTCGTGACGGCTCTTGGCAAATCAAGGGCGGCGAAAGTTCTTCGTATGTGACACCTGGGAATACGGCAAATAACGGCGCTGGTTGGGGAATAGACTAACTAAAATGACTGATTTCAGTACTAAGGCATTGCTGGCAGACCGTGTGGAAGGCGAAACTTACGCCTCGAACCAGTACGCCCGTATCGCCAAGGCACTTGCTGATGCGTCAAAGGCTTGGCAGGACTTGGCGACGGCTACGGCGTTCAATACGCCCGACGTGCCCCTGCTGAAGGCTAAGGCTATGAAGGCAACCGCCTACGCCTCAACCATCTCTGGCAACCTCTAACTTGCTGAAACCAGTCGCTTCTGCCGTTGAGATTTGGAAGTCACGTCAGTCTTAGTCTGAACAGCCTTTCGCCTACGAGGTGTGAGGTTCGTAAGTTCCAATCGCTTGTTGTTGTACCTAGCGCCGAACGACAAAAAACGGAATAGTTCTTTATCCGTCTCTATTTTGTGGTGTCGGCGCAACGCTCCGTTCATCACTTGCTGGAACAGCCGATAATAGTTATCCCCCAAGCCTCGCTCCGCCAACTCATCATTGGTCATCAAAAGCAAAGCGTCAAAGTCCCAGCAAAAACAATCAACTGGTCGCTTCGGCTGATTGTGACCGTGCAGACCCGTGTAGTCATCACGCTTATCATGCCAACGCTCGCAAGTGTCCGCCATCACCTCACGCCAAAGGTCTACAAACCCATCAAACGTCACAAAACGAACTTTGTCCGCCCCCACCGCCCACTTGGGCGAAGGCGGGGTGCATTTTTCGCAAGTCATTTGTAAGTTCTCAACCCTAGTCACCCACTCATGACAGGAAACGCACTCCATTTTTATCATTTGCTGTTTCATTTATTCTCCTTCTGACATTCCTCGTTCTGCGAGGCTGACCAACAGGTCGCCTAGCATCGAACCTTCAACGTCGTCATCTTGGTCGGAGCCGTCAATGGCTCGGTTCACGATGGCTCGCTTGCGGTCAATCAACATGGCGATGTCCTCGTCAATCGTGTCCTTGGTGAGCATGAGCCAACCAGTCACGCTGTCTTGCTGACCGATACGGTGGCAACGGTCTACCGCTTGCTCCATGTCGGCTGGTGTCCATCCCTGCTCTAGGAACAGAACGTCGCTCGCTGCGGTCAGGGTCAATCCCACGCCTGCTGCTTTGATGTTGCAGGCAATCACCTTCTGCTTATCCTCGATTTGGAACAGGTCAACGGCTGCTTGACGCTTCTCGCCAGTCAGTCCGCCCTGAATCTTGACCCCGTTGCTGAAGTTGTCTGCGATAGCGTCTACCACGTCTCGGTGCCAACCGAACACGACCAACTTCTTATCGTTGGCGAGGAAGTTGTCAATCCACTCCTTGGCTGATTCCATCTTCGCCTTGGCTGCGAGTTGCTTCAGGGTGCTGATGGCAACCAACTGCTCGGCGGCTCGTGCTCGGAGCGCCTTCTTCCAAGCGGCATCGGCTGCCTCTTCGGTGTCGGCTCCACTCTCCAGTGCCAGCATGTGAGCGAGGTCGGCTAGGTAGCGAACGATGTCTGCCTCGGCCTTCTTGTACTCGGTCATGACCTTGGAATCACCTTCCACGACGACGTGGCTCCACATCTTCGGCGGCAACTCGGTGAGCACCTCGGCCTTGCGGCGACGGACGTAGCACGTCGCTCGAAGTTTGCGGTTCAGCGCAGCGAGGTTGCGATTGGTCGCTCGTCCGTAGACGTTGCGGAACTTGGTCGCCCCCTCGAACTCTTCGAGACGGTTGATGACACGGAGTTGCGTAATAATTTCCGTGGGCTGATTGACGATAGGTGTCCCCGATAGGCACGCCCTAATGCCACCCTCGACCACACGGTTGGAGAGTTGGACGCACGCCTTGGAACGCTGTGCTGAACCGTTCTTGATGTAGTGGCTCTCGTCGAGGACTAGCCCCTTGAGGTCAGGGAACTTGTTGACCCAGTGGGCAAGTACGTCGTAGTTGACTATGTAGATTGCTGCCTCGGGGAGTTCACCACTGGTGCCGTTCACAACGTGCGTAGAGGCGTGCGGTATCCATCGCTTAGCCTCTCGTTGCCAGTTCAGTTTGAGGCTGGCAGGGACGACTACAACGGCTGGGAAGGCTTGGGCTGCTTGGAGAAGAGCCAGACCCTGAGGTGTTTTTCCTAGACCCATCTCGTCGCCAATCAACACGCCACCTGTGGTCGGAGCGACCTGCTTCCAATCACCATTGTCATGCTCGTAGCCCATGGCTCGCATGGCATACGCCACGCCTGCACGCTGG